TTAGTACTGTGTAAAAAGTATTCATCTCCTTGTCTAGCTGAAGAAGCGCCGTCTTGAGCTTGAACCGCAATTCTATTTATATCACTAGCATTACTAGCATCTATTCGGTAAAATATTCTAATTCTATCTTTTTCAGTTGAAGTATTACCAAAAACAGGTAAAGCAACGTTGTTGTTTTTATTGTCAGACGAAAGACCAGGATTACTTTCTACGTGTTGATTATTACCAACATTACCCATTACCCACAAGGGTTTTACCCAAAAAGAAACTGTTATATCATCCGCAATATCATCAGTACCAGAGTTAGATATTCTACCTAAAAAATTACTAAAACTTTGAACTCTAGCAAAATCTCCATTTCCACCTGGTAAGTTTAAAAATTTAGTTGCAGACCAAGCAAGGCCAGTATCAGAAATTTCGCTCGGTGAAATACCTATACCTAATCCTATCATTAGTAACCTAAATAAGCTATTACACCTCCGTCAGCGTCTGCGTCTATAGTAAAAGATCTCCATCTTCCAAATATAGTCATACCAGCTGGAAATTTAGTTAGATTACTATCGCCTGCAGCATTTATTATTTGACCACCACTTGCGCCATCGTTCATTATACCGCCAGTGCTACCGTTTGCAGCAGAAACTTCTAATCCAGCTCCTTTTTCGTCTGTAGCATCACCGACACACATTCCGCCTAAAGCAGATGTACCGCCTTCTGGTGATAACTCATCAAATGTTGTGTCAGCTAAAAATTGTATAGCTACTATAACTCTATCGTCTGGAGCAACTACCTGTGTGTTTGTGTTGGTAAATATTGAACCGTTTTGTCCAAAACTATAACTTGTGCCTTCTGATTTTATTGCCATTATTTTTTTACTTTTTCTAGTGATCTACCGCCGAAGTAAGCGCCAATCACTGTTATTAATACTAGTTGTAATAAGTCTACCCAAGTATCTTTTACTTCAAAAGCAATAACACCAGCATCGATAAATATCATTAACACTGTTGATACTACTAGAAATATAAGCACTAAAGGTCTTATGTTTTTTGATAACCAAGAATCAGAAGCCATATCGACTTTCCATCTTTCAGTTACTTGCTTTTGCATTTCAGCTTCGTAACCCATTATCATATCTTTTATTTGTTTTTCTGCTTCAAGCTTTTCCTCCTTTGACGTGTGTAAGTTATCTATAACTCCACCGACGCTTTTAACTAATTCAGTTGCGCCACTTGAAAATAAATTTTTTATTATACTCATTTTTTCATTTTGTTAGGATTACCTTTGCCACCATCAGCTTTGCTAGCATGAACAGCTTTTCGTTGTGCGTCAGACTTATATCCTTTTATAGGAGATTTTTTCTTTGGTTTTTTCAAACCTCTCTTTTCAAACTCTTCCGCTGGTATATCTTTTTCTTTTCTAAACTCATCAGTTCCTTCGTAGGTAGGTTCTGGTCTGTCATACTCTGGTTGTGTTGGGTCTAGTTTAGGATCATAACCGTCGATCTTCATTTCTTTTTCTTTTCTTGTCATTTTGTCAATATCTTTCTGGCTATAATCAGCACCTGGATAAGCAGGTTTAAAATCATCTCGTGATACTTTTTGTTTAGTAGGAGAAGACTTTCTCATGTTTTCTCTTCTCTTGCGCATTATATCTGCTTCGCCTTGAAGTTTTTTAACAGTAGCTTTTAATGTTTTTAACCTTTTAATATCTTTAGGATCGGTTGAGCCTTCAAGATCTGGTATATCATTTTCAATTAAAAAACTAGCTCTCTCTTCTAAATCATTAATTCTTTCATTAGCAGTAAACTTTTCTTTTTTAGTTCCAGTTGGCTCAAAACCCTCTCCTTCTCCAGGAATATCTTCGTCACCATAATTTCTACCATATATATAAGTATCTGGATTTTCTCCTGGTTGTAGTTTAAGATTTTTCTTATCTATAGGTCCTTCTTGTTTATTTGGGCTAGGTGAAAGGTCTTTAATCATATCCTTATAGTTATAAGCACCGTCTTTAATCATTCTATCAGCATCAGCTTGATTAAATCCTTTTTCTTTTATTAAATAATCTTTAAGTTTTCTTTCTAAAGTTCTTTTTGACAATCCACTCATAGGTGGTTTTTTACTAGGCCCACCTTCTTCTTGTTTGTTTGGACTGTAACCTCTCATTTTAAAAGAACTTTTTTGCCCGAAGTTTAATGCTGATTTTAGTTTAAATGCCATAATTTTTATTTTTGTTTTTTAGCAGCTTCACCTGCTTTGTATGCGACCTTTTCCCATGGAAATGATTTATCACCTTCAGGCTTCCAAGATCCATTATAATTAATTTTACCATCTGCTCTGTGGTATGTTTTACCATTGTATCTTATAAAATCATCACCGTAAGCTAGTTTACCAGAAGCCATATCGTTCATGTGTTTTGTTTCATGAGCCACGACTTCTTTTTCTTTTTTACTACCATTAGGAATACTCTTGTCTAAAAATATAGTACCATCGTTATTAGCCTCTCCTAATATACCATTACCTAATTTCTTTTTAATCACTTTCCAAGGTGTTCTAGATTGTGATCCCATTTTATATCCCATATTACAAGTTTTTTAGATAGTCTCTATTAGCCCTTTTTCTTCTTCGTGACCCAGGTTGTATTGTTAAACCAGTTTTTCGATCTATCTTTTTTGGTTTAAAATCAGGGCAAGAGGTTGTGTTGTAATTTTTTTGCTTGTCGTTTAACCCACTAAAGTCAGGCATTTTTATATCTAAGCTAGAACTAGTGTTATTGTTATCATTACCTCCACCTTTGTTGTTATTGTTACCACCACCTGCTTCCATCATTATGTCCGTGTCAAAGTTGCCTCTGTAAGACAAATCACCAGAAGTGTATTGACCAGTTCCATAACCAGAAGGTACGCCTTCTTTAGTATACTTTTTACCACCAGCTCCAGCCATAAGCATACTGTAACCTCTAGTTGCTTTAAATGGCGCTTTTTTCTCAATAAGTTTTGTTTGTGCTTCTGTTAAAACAGTTGGTCTTTTTGGCAGCTTAGCTCTGTTTTTTGCGTGCTTAGCTTTTATACCAAAAGGATCTGGATGGTTTGTCTGTAAACTTGTCTCACCGTCTTTCCAAGAATCCTTATATTCTTTGTAATTAACTTTTTTACCTTTTACTTTGTAATAGTAATTGCCAGAACTTTGTTTTAAAGCGCTTGAAAAAAACGTAGGTGGTTTTTGCTTATAAGCCATTACTTTAATTTTTTAAACCCTCGAGGTATTAGTTTATTCTTTGACTTTAGTTTAGTCTTTGACTTAGGTGGAGGTACATTTGATATATCGATATTTTGTTTTGGAATACCAGCCATCATACCTGGTGGGTTAAAAGTAGGTTCTTCAGGAAATGTTAATTTTGCGGGTGAACTTTCTTCTTTCTTTTTTTCGTCAGCTGGTTTATTAAATACACCTTTTCCTAAACGCTCGTCTTTCTTTTCCTGTCCACTATCTTGTCTCATTGGTGATCTTTTGTTTTTTAGATTACCATCAAAAGAACCATCAGCTTTGCAGTTGTTCTTAGCTCTCCAATAAGCCATATTTTTTGGTTGTGTCATCTTGTTTTATCTTTTATCATATCATCTATAGCTTTATTATAAACTTTATCTGTGTATGATTTATTGTTATAAAATACACTTCTTTCTGAAGTGGGCAAGTCTTCCTCACCTAGTAGTATTCTATAAATCCTACTTATTAATTGAGAACATTGAAAAGAAGTTTTAAATATAGAGTATTTTATTGTAGTTCTGTTCCTGTGCCTCCAAACTTCTATCCAACCTTTTCCTCTAAGTCTCTCCCAACGGTTTTTATCCCAATTCATAGTATAAACACCGTCTATAAACTCTTGTCGTGTAAATCTTTCTTTACAATCTAAATAAATTAATAATTCTAAATCTGCATCTGTTAATCCGTAAGTCTTACAAGCCCACTTTCGTGTGAGCCTGTAATACTTAAGGATGTTCATCTCACGCAGATCTTGCGCTGTCAGTCTCACTTATTAGTTAGTAGAGTCTGTGTCATCATCATTGATAACGATCTTAGCGTCAGTAATTTTAGCATTGCAGAAAACACCGTTTAAAGTGTCAGCAACTACTAAAAAACCATCAGAGTTAGGACCAGCATTTATAAGTTGAGTTATTGATTCAGCAACTTCTTTAAAGTCACCATCACCAATAGTCAAAACTACATAAGAGTACTGAGTAGTTCCAAGAGCAGCAGTTTCAACACCACCTACTCTAAAATGATCAAAGTATAAGTGCATTAAAGATGCTGAAATTGGTTCCATTGATTTTAGCAAACGAGCTGGGATAGCAAGAGCTTCTGTTGAAGCATTAGCGCCAGCTGTACCGTCTGAAAAATAAAGCATTTTTTCCATTGTCTTAGTTTTTTTGTTAATAATTAGGTTAATTGTCGTTTTAAGTTTTAGGGTTTGGGTTTATGGTTTTGGTTAATCTATTAATACCACGTCCATTTGTTTTATAACGTGGTAAAATTTATCTTTATGCTGGATACCATGTCCAGCGTGTTTATCGTAGTGTATTATATCGTTCTCTTTAATTCCTTCAACGATATTCCCAATAGATATTACTTTACCTTTTAAGTACCTATTGTCACTATCTATTTCTTCTGTAAGTATAAGCCCAGCAACCTTTTTAGGTCCTTCTTTTACTGGTTCTATAATAATATAATGATTAACTGCTTTCATTGACCCTTATATTAGATATTACACAGTTTGCTGAAATTATAGTTAAAACTACACTAATAGCGTTTTTTAATGCTGTTTTTGTAACAAGTACTGGATCTATTACACCAGCTTCTACCATATTAACCTCTTCACCTGTTACAACGTTTATACCGTTACCTTCTTTAAGTTGATCTGGCATATCTATACCAGCATTGTCTAATATTGTTTTATATGGAGATTTTATAGCGCTTAACAATATAGACTCACAAGCAACGCTTGGTTTTATTTTTTGTGAAGCATTTAATAGTGCTATACCACCACCAGCTACAATACCTTCTTTTAAAGCAGCCTTTGTGGCATAAATAGCATCTTCAACCCTGTCTTTCTTTTCTTTTAATTCTACTTTTGAATCAGCACCAACGCGTATAATACCCACGCTACCTGACAACATTGCTATTCTTTGCTCTATTTTTTTCTTTAAAAAAGGATTTTTTTCTTTTTTGTGTAGTTTTTGTACTTCTTTTATTCTCTGATCAACGTTTTCGTTGTTTTCAAACGTTGTTATTACTGTATTTTTAGCATCTGTAACTGTTTTTTCAACTTCACCAAGCATATCTAGTGATATCGCGTCTAAATCATCGCCTAGTTCTTCATTTATAACAGTTGCATTTGTTAAAATAGCTAAATCTTTTACTGTATCTTGTTTTGTTGGTCCAAAACCTGGTAAATCAACGATATTTACCTTAATATTACCTTTAACCTTGTTCATTAAAAGTGCAGCTTTGACTTGTTGTGCTACTGGAGCAACAATTAACAATGATTTATTGTTTTTTATTGCAAATTCTAGTACTTTTTGTATTTTTCTTATATTTGGTATTTCCGATGCTACAATTAGGACTAAAGCATTGTCTAAAATAGCTCGTTGTTTGTCATTATCTGTTACAAAGTGAGGTGAGGTTAAGCCACATTCTATTTGTACACCGTTAACAATGTCAACATAAGTGTCATTTGTCTCGCTTTCTTCCATTAAAACAACACCATCTTTACCAACTTTGTTGTATGCTTCGGCTATTATAGCACCTAAAGCAGTATCGTTGTTACAACTTATTGAAGAAACGCTGTTTAACATGTCGTTTTTAACATCTATCTTTACCAAATCAAGATATGTATTTACTTTTTCATACGCAGAGTTAACGCCTTGTTTTATTTCCCTTATACTATACTGTGAAGTTTTATCATTAATCTCTTTTATTAGTGATTCAGCAAGGACGGTAGCTGTTGTAGTACCGTCACCTGCTTCTTTCACAGTATTTCTAGCGGCTTCTTTAATAAGTGTTGCACCCATGTTTTCAACCGGATCGTATAAGACTACGCTTTCTGCCACGGTTACACCATCTTTTGTAATCACCGGTTTTCCTAATGCATCTTCGTATATTACACACTTACCAGACGCTCCTAATGTAGACGAAACAGCGCTAGCTAGTTTTTCTACACCTTTTATAACTCGTTGTTTTGCGTCGTCGCCAAAGTTTAAATCTTTGACGATTTCGCTAGGTTGATTATATTCCATTAAATTAAATTAAATTGTTTTTATTCAAATGTTTTTATTACCTTTGGTCCTTTTACAGCATCTAGTTTTTTAGAGAAATGCTCGATGCTACCATCAATTGCGGCTTCTGCACCTTCTATTGTTTCTCTTCTAGTTACAGAATGCCACTCTTCGTTTTCAGGATTAGAGCACTCTGTTTGATAAAAGCCATTTGGAAGTTGAGTTATCCTCCAGTTTTTTTTATCAGCTAGATGTTTCCATTGGTTAATAGTCTTTTCACTCGGTTTTAGGTTGCCAGCTGAACTGGTCTTGTAATACAAATAGGTCATTTTGGTTTTATGTATTGGTTAATAATTAGTTTGCTATTTTGGAGTACCTTTTGCGTCTTCTCTTTTGTGAGCCTCTTTAATCATTTCTTGAGTAACTTGATATCCTTTCTTTTTTGAGTCTTGAAATAATTTATACAGTTCAGTTCCTGGTTTATATTGAGATCTTGGAACCATATTAAAGTGCCCTTCAAACGCCTCTCCTTTTTGCAGTTCTCCTCCTTTTTTAGATTTTTTAGTTTTACCTAGTTTAACTGGAGACTTCTTTTTAAGCATTTCCATTGTTTCTTCTTTAGATCTTGTTTTCATGCTTTCTGCTCTTTTAGCTCTATCTTCTAATGATTCAGTTTTTAATCCATTTCTAGAACGTTCACCGCTTTTTTCATTTGCTTTTTTCTCACGATTTTTTAAGAATTCTCCTTTTCTTTTACGTAATTCTGATTCAGTTAAATCACCTGGTTTTTTTCTATCAGGCATACGTTTTTTATAACCTTGTTTAGCTGGAGACTTTTTATCAGCAGCAGCTTGCTTCATTGACTCAGTAGTGTTTCCATCACCATCGATGTCTGGATAATCTGGTTTAGCTGCTTTCATAGGAGATTTCTCACCCATTTTCATTGCAGCTTTCTTCATCTTCATAGAAGTCTTCATATCCATAGGAGATTCCTTCTTCATTTTTATAGGATCCTTCATGTCCATCGCTGAATCTTTTTTCATCTTCATCGCTGAATCATCTTTTTTTAATTTTGCAGGTCCACCAATTCCAAAGTTTCTTTGAAAAGGACTACCTTTCATTTTAAATGCCATTTTTTTTGTTTTTATTAATTAATTAATTTTGCCTTTTTCTTTCATATTTAAGGCTATTGCAACGGCTTGTTTTTAATATTTTTATCTTATCGCTAACTGTTTCTCGCAAAGGTGTCTCTACTACATAATCACCTGGAAACTTATAGTTTTTACCTGGCTTCATTATTTTTTCATTGCCAAGATTATCTTTTCCATGTACTGGAAACTCTACACCTTTCATTGTAATGTTACCGCTAGGTATTTTAAGCTTAGGCTCTTTTTTATCTGGCGATGTTTTCTTATAACCTTTTATACTGGTTTTAAAAAACAAAGGTGCTTTCTGTTTAAATGCCATATCTAGTCTCCTCCTTCAAACTTAGGCGAATAACCACCTAAAGAATTTAACAGCTGTGATTCGCTTTTATTTTTGTTTACGTTTGCTCTTTGTTTTTCGTTTAATTTGTTGTACGCTGTTTTTGCCCAGCTTGGTAACTTATTATAAAGTGGATGCTTTGCTACTTTCTTTGATTTACCTTTTACTGTGTCATCAAATTTAGCTGGTGATTTTTTTAGCATCTCTTTCTTTCTTAGTCTTTGTTTTTCTACCTGTGTTTTTGGTAAAGGGATTAATTTGGGTTGCTCATACATGCGCGTTTGTTCATTGAAATCTACGAAGCTTCTTTGTGGAGCCTTTTCAAGAGTAGGTTCTGCTGTCATTTTACCTATTCTATGAGAAGGTTCTGCTGTCATTTTACCTATTCTATTTTCTATCTTAGGAAATAGTTGGGAAGGTTGAGGCTCCTGTTTTAGCGTTGGTAGTTCTCTTTTTTGTTTTAGTGGATTCTTACCGTAGTGAGTAGATCCTTTCATTTTGAATGCCATAATCTTGTTTATTAGTTTTACTAATAATTACATAGAAAAAGAATTATTTAAGTAAAGTGTGACACTTGCCTGTTACTAAGTATTTATTAATAGGCTAATGTCACAAAAAAAAATTGCTATAAATATTGGAGTAAAGTGTAACCCCCTACCCCCGGCCCCCCTGCCTGTATATAAAAACCACTTCTAAACATGGCCCCACTACGCACTATTTCATTATCAAAATGTGTTTTATGTGTTTTTTTATTATTATTATCCACATTACGATGTATTTACAATGTATTACTAAAATATATTTTCACATTTTCTTTTACAGACTAAATACATCACCAAATGGATAATATAAATGTAAAACGAAAACATTTAAAAGTTTATATAATGAGAAAGTTCGACCAATACATATTAATAATAATTATTAACTAAACAAATAATATACTTTTATACAAACTAAATACAACTAATAATAGATAATATATATAGAAATAAATAAATAAACAAATATGACTTATAACAAATTAAACTCAATATTAAAAAACAACTCTGAAATACATTATATAATTGACTCAGAAATATTCTTCGACGAAAATAATATTAATATAAATAAATTCAAAAATAATAAATTTATACTATTCGAATATACTACTTCATTTATTCCAACTATAAAATTATTAAAACAAAACAATATAAAATATACTATTCATACTGACGAACTTGATTTAAAATTTATAATAATATAATTAACAAACTAAATACAATTAATATTGGATAATATATATAGAAACAATAAAAAAATAATAAATAAATAAAATAAATAATAATTAAAAAATTAAAAACTATGTCAAAATTAGAAACAAAAAGATTCGTAATTAGAAAATCATTAATCGGTAAAAATACAATAATAACTTTTACTAATAAAAAACAAGAAAAAGTATCATATAATCATGATGAAGTATACAATACTCATAAAGATAAATTTGAAGAAATGAATTGTTTTCAAAAATATAAAAGTTATACAAATTCAAATTGTGTACCAAAATTTTGTAGAAATTTACAAACAATTATTGAATAAATAGTAATACAAATAGTCTAGTTAGTTCCACTTGTTTCCTAGTAAAAATATGAATGAGTACAGTGTAGTAATGGTTTTTGTGAGTTCGATTCTCACACTACAACAATAAATATATAATACAAACTAAATACAAACAATATTGGATAATATAAATAAAAATTATGAATAAAATTAAAACAAACCAACTTCAAATTATTAAATTAAATAATAAAACTTATATTCCTTTTCAACTTCATCAACTTCCTAAGAAGTATAATGAGATACCATTAGTAGAAACATTTAGTTTAAAAGGTTATTGTTATATAAATAGAGACTTCTTAAAACCTTCAGACTATCAATATATAACATTTAATAGAGACTTAGATTATGTTGGTAAAAAATAAAATACAATATAAATACAATATAAATTGGATAATATAAACAAAAATATTAATTAAATAAATAAACTATGTCAAAAAATAAAATAATAGAAGAAACAGTAGAAACTATAATAGATAAATTATATCAAGAGTCAGAACATTATATGTATGAGTATGGTAAGTATAGTGAG